AGGTGTTTTCATATTTAGATTGGCTTTGGACCTAACAAATGCAATTGCATCAAGTTTCTTAAAAACAGGATCCAAAGAGTCCCAATAAGGACTCATAGGTGCATAATCCAAATATAAACCATGAACAAATTGAATTTCACCATCCCCAGGCATAACAACACCATCTATACAATTCCAAGCAATTCGCATACCCATAAAGGTATCCTGAATTCCTTTAAATTGTTCAGGGGGAAGAAAATTATCAATTAGTTCATACTTCATCTAAATTGGCTTCATCAATTAGTTTAGATATAACATCTTCATCTCCTGCCATAGTTTTAACAGCAAAAAGATTAGATCTCATATACTTCTTCAATTTTTTATATTTCTTAAGTACCTTCTTATACTCCTCGTGATTTATATCAACCTTACCCTGTTGGGCAACATGATCTTGTCTTACTTCATCCATTAATCCCACCTCGTAACTGTAAGTTCGATGGAATTATCATCCATCTCCCATTCTTCTGCAATTTGGAATCCTTCCTCTTTAACAGCTGCATGTAATATAGTCCTTGCATATTGTTGTGACAATTTATCAAGGAACCTTTCAACAGGAATAGGTTGATTCCATGTCTGAAGATCTGTTACTAACTCATATGTCTCTGTTGTTGGATTCAACCTAAATCCAATATCCTTTCCAGCTGAAACATGAACAGTCAATTCTTCATGCTGGTGATTGGCTGGATTTACCATAGTCTTATCAACTTCAACCTCATAATTGAGTACTTGAAGAGCTTCCAACAGGGCATCCTTATCTTTAATTTTAGTCCTGATGGTGCTTAAGTGTGACATTTTCTTCTGTAGTAGCTTTTTGATAATACTGTGGTTGATGTTGTCTGAAAGAAACATCTCCTAGTTTATTTTCGATATTCTTAGTGAGTTCTTCACATTCTGCACCGAAAACTCCTTCGACCCTTTCTTCAACAATACCATCCTGACGGATACGATATACAATAGTTTTTTGTCCCATTATTTCTCCTCACCATCTTTTGGTTTTCTTTTTCTAGTCTTCCTCTCAGGTGCTTTAGGTTCAGACTTCTTGATCATATTCTCTCTCCACAATTTGGGATTGACCTGACCATCAGACTGTTTCCATGCTACGACATTCTTGTACTTATCATAGTAATAGTCAAACATCTCAACTGTACTATCGCCTAAAGCAATATCGTAACAAGTTTTTTCCTCATTACGATATTCGACAAGATATGCTGTATAGGGAAGTTTCTTATCCTGTGCTAATTTAGGATCACAGTTTTCGTGAATTATCTTCAACTTCTGTTCCCCCAAGTAATCTCTGGAAAAGCTTCTGAAACTAGTTCTTTAGTAATACCAAACTTTGAACCCAGTTGTTTATCCTTAACCAATATAAGAATCTCTGCTTCTTCTTGATGAAGAGTTTCAAGTAAATTAATAAACATACTTTCTCTCTTTATCTTATTCAAAGCATCATCACCACCTTTGACAAAACGATAGAATTGTCTTCCACCATTACGAATAGTAGTTCTCTGAGGCATTCCCTTTTCTGGATCTGCCTGTTGATCACCATCAACTGGTTGGTAAGGAACAGGTCCATCAGGAAGCATGGATATGACACTTTCGTCAAAATTCCAAATGAAAAGCATCTTCATGCCATCATTGTTACAATGAGTCTTAATTAGATCTACCTTTTTAGTATGAACCTTTTCAGAATCAACTGCTTCTAGAATCTCATGAACCAAGGGGTTGGGTGGCAGTTCCCGTTTTTTAACTGCCACTGTTCTTGGTTTTCGTGTAGCTGTGGGCTTCTTTGTAGTAGCCCTTTTACGAGTCGCTGTAGTTTTACTCCTCTTCGTCGGTGTCTTCTTCGCTGTCGTCATAGTTGTTTTCAAATCGAAGTGCTAAAATCTCATCTGGGATCAAATTACCATGTTCATCAAACATTTCTGGATGTGCATATGCAACCTGCTCGTATTGATGAGGATAGAGTAATTTATTTTGTTGTGCTAACCAGCCTATTATACCACCAATCATCAGAAATGTCACGCACAATAAAGTCATTATAACAAGTGCTGTAGCTTCCATAGCTCCTCTCCGTGGTTATGTCTTCTTTTTAATGTCTAGAGAAAGATTGACTTCCCTGTTCAGGACTTCAAATCTTAACTCAAAAGTCTTTTTGGGTTCTGGTTTTTTAGGTTCTCCTTTTAGTAAAAGTTCAACGCCCTTATTTATGTCGATGTCTCCAAGTGCCATATCAAATGACCCTATGTTCTTTTAAATAATTAATAGTCTTTTTACAATCTCCAATATATTCACCGTCCAATTCTACTTGGGGGAACATATTTTTATTGGGAAATTTAGTTTCAAAATCTTCTTCAGTGTAATCCACACCAAGAAGTTTATACTCATAATCCTTCCCAATCATATCCATAACCATTATAAGCTTGTTACAGACACCACATCCTTCTTTTCCGTATATTGTAAACATAAATTTAATACTTAACGACTTCTAAAGTGGGCCACTCGTGTTCAAATACTAAAAGTCCTGTAAGGGATTTTTCGTTTATACAGACAGTAAGATATACCGCATGTTTTGTTCCATTTAAAGAACGACTTGAACGATCACCTATAAAAAGAACCCGACCTTCTAGTGCTTTACCGCAACTTAGAGCATCAGGAACTCGTACTATGGAATCTTCACGTACTTTTCGAGTCTTCGTAGAATCTAAGAAAACTGTCTTCGATTCCGATTGTGTCCTTTCTCCCCTGCGATACCCAGAGGTGGCAAAATTCATAGAGGAACCTGACATGATCTAAATCATTGTAATTTTTAAGGGCTAAAAAAGATTCTTGACGTATTTTCATACGTTCATCATTGTACCTCCAGTCAGTCATCTCTCTCCTTTTCCAGATCACCGATGACCTTATCCATTCTATCAAACAGATTGTCTGTTGAGAGTAAATTATCGATATGAGAAATCATACCTCCAATCTCTCTAACAATATAAGGTTTTTCTGCTCTAGCAGCAAAAGCGAGAGTCTCACGAAGTTCCTTTTCAGCAGCTCGTAATCCCTCTTCTACTTGTGTCGATAATGCCATTATTTTGTATTAATAGAATTCCAATCATTTTGGAACAATTCAAGTCCCTTGTCAGTTAAGATGTGGTTATACATCTTATCAAAGATAGAAGGAGGCATTGTTACTACATCCGCTCCCACTGAGAAACACTTAGCAACATCAGCTACATTCCTGAGTGATGCTGCAAGAACTTGTGTCCTTGATAGGTGTTCTTTATATAGAGAGGAAATGTCTCCAACCAACCCTACACCATCAAAGGAATTATCATCAACTCGACCCACAAATGGTGAAATATAAGTCGCATCTGCTTTTGCAGCAAGAACTGCCTGTGCAACTGAGAAACAAAGTGTTACATTTACAGTAAAACCATCGGATGCAAGCATCTTACATGCCTTCAATCCTTCAGTTGTCAATGGAACCTTAATAGTAACATTCTTAAGATCTTTAAATGCCTGTGCCTGTTCCATCATCTCTGGAGCATTATCTGCAACTACCTCAGCAGAAATGGACTCGAAATAAGGAAACTCTCCAGAGATCTTCTTAATCGTCTCTACTGGGTCTCCGCCACTTTTAAGTATAAGTGATGGGTTTGTTGTCACACCGTCTATAAGACCTGTCTGAACCCTTTCATTAATCAGGTCAAAGTCGGCAGTATCAAGGAAGATTTTCATCGTTTTTATTCTTAATTTTTTTGTTTGCACGCTTTATCATCTTAGCGTATCTAACCTCAGAATCATTGTACCATTCTGGGTGTTTTTTTGCAATCTTAATTAACCTTTTTGCGGTTTTCCTCAAATCCTTTCTCTCTGACTCATTTACCATTAAATTGTTCCTTCGTATTCCTCAAGTGTGCTTTTATATTTAGCGTTTCACTTAAGTAGAAATACGTACGATCAACATCAGGCATTGAAGATCTGAGTTTCTGAACTACTAGGAGTTGCCTCTCTAATAGGGTCATTTCATGCCCCGAACATGTTCAATGATTTCTTCCCTGATCTGCATCAGTTCATGAAAACACTTTTGATTATGAGCACATCCTCTAAGTTGATGATCTGCTTTATAGAGGGATTCTAAGAATAGAGATTTTGCACGATCTCTTTTCTCTTCAAATGACTCGTTATCATCTAGGGATAATCTATCGTTCATATTAAGTATCGTATTTGTCTGTACCAGTTACCATCTTGACCTTTTCGATTTCAAGCCACTGCTTTTCCATCTCACCAGCAACATACATTACTTTCTGATCAAGAATATCTCTCTGTTCCAGTATGTATGCAATAGTATCTGATAGGGTTTGTCTATTACCATCACTATCCTTAAGATAGATTGAATAAGTATTACGAAACTTCTTAACTAGATGTATTCTCAATACTGCATATAGTATCAAGTTACTAATTAGAATCAATAAAAAAGTCATCTATATCTAGCCGAAACTGTCATCTCCCTAACAAAATCCTGAAAATAACTATTCAGTAATTGTAAGAATGATTTACCTGCATTGCCTTGTATCTCATCAAACATAAACATGTTCAAACGAAATGCATAGTTTGCCTCAGTAACAATAGCATTTGCCTGTGATTCATCAATAGGCAAAGCATCTAAGGTTGCACGATATTTTGTTTTAAATGCTTTCTTATCAGAAATGGTTGGGAATTCATAGAAATCCAATCCACCATCACCAACTTGAATATTCAAAGCTCTTTCTGCAATTCCCTTAAGAATCTGTCCTCCAGATAGATCACCAAGATATCGAGTATAATGGTGTCCTACAAGAAGGTATGGATCTTTATGAGCTACTTCTCTAATACGATCAACATACTTCTGTGTTTCTATAGTCGGACGTATCTTATCTTGCCAAGTCTCGCCCCAGTAATACTTACAGTCTTCTGCAAGTGCATCATGACGTTTCAGATCGTCAAATGCAATCTGTCCTATTACTTGGTCTTCTTCTTTTAATCTATCTACTTCAGATTCTAAAGCATGATATATGAAATAGAAGTTAGCAATTAATTGACCGTAACTATCCTTATCAACACAACCTTTAAGAAAACCCTTAACAAATTTAGTGTTTTCGGCCGCTGTATGTGAAGTTTTAGTACCCTCTTTTAATTGTTTTGCAAAATCAACTACTGCCATATCCTTAAGGAGTAATATTATTATTGTACATCAGAATCTTCTTCTTGTAAAGAGGGAAAAAATGCATATTCATTATCCCATCTCAATCCTGAATTGTTTAATACATGTTTAACAGGTTTGTCACCCTTCCACCCATCCAAGGTACTAAGGATGTCTGTCATCTTCTGTAATTCTTCTGTGTTTTCATCCTCAGATGAATAACCCAATGCTTTTCTTAAATGTTTTTGTGCTTCATCAAGATGAAACTTAGTTACTGTGTTCATTTTCCTCCAAATAATCTACAAATAGGATACCATCTAAATGATCAATCTCATGTTGAACAACCCTTGCAGGTAAATCAGTAAGTTTCCATGCTTTATACTTTCCTGATTTATCTTGAAATTTAACTTTGATCTCTTTGGGTCTTGAAACTTCTCCATGTTCATCAGGAACACTTAAACAAGCTTCATCAAATAGACACTCCTCCTTACTCTTCCAAGTTATCCTTGGATTTATCATCATATAGGCTTTTCCGTCCTCGTCAATAGTAATAACACGTTTGTTAATACCTATCTGTGGTGCGGCTAAACCAATGCCCTCATATTTATACATTGCATCGGACATTTTATCATATAATTCCTCGATAGTATCGTCTATTACATCGATCTCAGTAGATACTACTCTAAGGACATCATCTCCTATTGTTCTAATCATTTTCTTCCTATTACTATATCCCCATCATCATCTTCTTCTTCATCTTCCCAAGGATCTTCTACCTGACCACTATCCATACGATCCTGTAAGGACTTATATAATGGGTCTTGGGGTTCAGGTTGTTTATTAAAATTAACTACTAAAAGTTCATCACCAGTCTTAACTTCTGCCATTTCTGGATGCATTGGTCTTTGAACAGTCCTCTTCTTTTCCTCTATAATTGGTTTAGATAAATCAGCTGCAGCAGACCATCCTTGTGATATTAGTCTAACAGCATAGAACAATAAAACAAACCAAGTAATTATAAAAAATATTGCCATTAATCGTCTCCACTCCTAAGTTCTACATTCAAAAGATAAAACCAAACAACACCCAACACTATAATAAGAAACAATCGTATTGATTCCCATGAAGTGTCAATCATGACTATGTTTTATGGATGCTTTCCTACCTTCATGTCCATGAGCAATTCCTAGTTCATGCATCTTAGCATGTTCATCGATCTCATCCCTAAGTCCTTCCTTACCTGCACCAAAGGTCATGTATATACCATAACCCAATAATCCAATAACAATCGCTCCTATGAAAATTGGAATAGCAAGACCTGGCTCAATCAAAGGTTGTTTCTCCCATGTTCCAGGCAATGTATAAACTGATGGTTTTGCTAGAAAAATCATATTCTTGGTATGTATCCTTTTGCTTGATTTACTAATGGCATGATTTCATTTTCAACTTTATCAGCAACCTTATCAATGATACTTATGTCAATATCCATGAAAGGTGGGATGATACCTAACAATCTTAAAGTTCCGTCGAGAAAGAGAGCTAAGCAAGTAAATCCCAAAATCATACTAATTATTGTTGCATCTCTATTATGCTTACGCATCGATGCTTCATCTATTGCTTTTGCTTCAGCAAGAGCAGCAGAAATCATACCATCAACTTCATCTTTGGTATAGAAGTCTCCTATAAATGGTATGTCATGTCTATCTGGGCTCA